TTGCTGGTTACTAGTACTTACCGCGATAATGCTAGTCAGAACGCGCTATACGCGCAGGGGCGCACAACGCCGGGGAAGATTGTAACTAATGCTAAAGCGGGACAATCTTGGCATAACTATAGATGTGCTGTTGATGTTGTCCCCATAGTGGCTGGTAAACCTCTTTGGGATGTTAAGGATGAAGTTTGGCAGCAGGTAGGTGCGTTAGGTAAGGCCGCAGGCTTAGAGTGGGCTGGGGATTGGAAGCGATTTAAAGAGTACCCGCACTTTCAATACACGGGCGGCTTGACACTTGCACAGCTTCAATCAGGTGCTAAGATTGGATAAAAATGCCATTACAAAAACTGCAACTACGTCCGGGCGTTAATAGGGAAGGAACGACACTTGCTAACGAAGGTGGTTGGTTTGAGTGCGACAAGGTTAGATTTCGTTCTGGTTATCCTCAAAAGCTAGGTGGCTGGACACCTCTTTCCAGCAATACATATCTAGGCACTGCTCGTTCGTTATGGAACTGGGTAACGCTGCGCGGGTACAACCTGCTTGGCGTTGGCACTAATGTTAAATACTATGTAGAGAGCGGCGGTGTTTATCACGACATTACGCCTATCCGCGAGACAGCAGTATTAACTAATCCATTTACCACTGTTAGTGGCTCATCTACGGTAACGGTTACTGACGTTGCGCACGGTGGCATTAACGGTGACTTTGTTACTTTTTCTGGTGCTTCTGCGGTAGCGGGATTAGATCTCAACAATGAATACGTTATGTTCAATGTTGACACTAACTCGTACCAAATTACGGCTGCAACTACGGCTAACGCATCTACTACTGGCGGCGGCACGGTAACAGCGGCATATCAAATCAACGTCGGCTTGGCTACGTTCGGTTACTTGACTGGCTGGGGCGCGGGTTTGTATGGAGGTTTTGTATACGGTACCGCTCAGACTAAATTAAGTCTCGCGCTAGACAGCAGCAATACTACTATTTCCGTTACTTCTACTACAGGATTTGCCAATGCTACTGGCACTCTTATGATAGGTAATGATGAACTAGCGACGTACAGTGGCAATACTGCAACAACATTTACTGGCGCGACTCGTGGTTATAGTGGCACAACAGGCATAGCTCACTCAGCAAATACGGCTGTGTACAACGCTTCCACGTTTACAGGTTGGGGTCAGTCTGCTGCTTACGGTATCGCACAACAACCACGTATATGGTCAGAGACTAACTACGGTGAGTACCTGATAATTAACCCGCGCGGCGGGGCGTTATATCTGTGGGTTCCAGATTACTCTGGATCAGGCAACTTGCAATTTGCAGATAGAGCTAAGTTACTTTCGTCTACTAGTTCTGGACTGTATCAAACAGACGCTGAATGCCCTTCTGTTTGTAATTTTGTAATGGTCTCGGATGCGTCGCGGTTTGTGCTAACGTTTGGCGTGAATGATTACGGTCAAACCATCCAAGATCCGTTGTTGATCCGTTGGTCTGCGCAGGAAGATTATCAGACTTGGACGCCAGCTATTACTAATCAGGCTGGTAGTTATCGTTTGTCTAGCGGCTCTACGATTGTTACTGCCCAGCAAACTCGCCAAGAGATTCTAGTATTTACAGATGCTGCGCTGTTTTCTATGCAGTATCTTGGCCCACCGTATGTTTGGGGATTTAACATCCTGTCTGACAATATCTCTATCGTCGGACCGAACGCGGTAGCAACAGCTAACAACCTAACTTATTGGATGGGTGTGGATAAGTTCTACGTCTACACCGGTCGAGTGGAAACTCTTCCATGTTCACTTCGCCAATACGTCTTTGGCGACATTAACTTGCAGCAGAGCTATCAGTTCTTTGCTGGCACGAACGAAGGATTCAGTGAGGTATGGTGGTTCTACTGCTCGGCTAACTCTACAACCATAGACAAGTATGTGATCTACAACTATCTGGATCAGGTCTGGTACTACGGCACTTTGGGTAGGACTGCTTGGAGTGATAGCCCACTGCGCGAGTATCCTATGGGCGCTACATATCAGAACACAATCGTTTACCACGAGAGCGGCACAAACAATGTGGAAGTAAATGGCACGGTTTTGCCTATCACTTCGTATATCCAGTCATCTGATTTTGATATTGGTGACGGTCACAACTTTGGATTTGTGTGGCGGATGATTCCTGACATTACGTTTGACGGATCTACTACATCTTCACCTGATAAGCCAGAAGTGACATTCAGTCTGCGTCCACGCCAGAACCCTGGTGCGCCATACGGCACGGCAGATACGCCGACGGTTCAGTCAGCCCAGTCGTACAATACGGTCAAGAACTACAACGTGCAGGAGTTTACGCAAATTGTGTATACCAGACTGCGCGGTCGCCAGATGGCGTTCCGAATCAGTTCGGATCAGTTGGGATGTCAGTGGCAATTAGGTGCGCCAAGAATTGATGTGCGCAGTGATGGCAGAAGATAAGTAAACACTCACTTATGGCTAACATTACGCTTATCAACAATATTATTGTTCCAGCAGTTCCTGCGCTGCCAATCGGCCCAGTTGATTACAACCGTCAATATCAAGACCAACTTAATAATGTCTTGCGTTTGTACTTTCAGCAGCTTGGTGGTGCGTTTCAAGCGTACTTAAATGAAGGTGGCGGTAGATTCCTAAGCGTCCCGTGCGGCGGATATTTTTCGAATCAATCCGTTGTTTTGTCATCTAATGTTGCAACAGTAATAACTCTTAATAATACTGACGCTAATGCTACCGTAGACACAACACTGTCTAATGGCAGCATACAAGTGACGTATCCGGGCATTTATAATTATCAGTTTTCCGCACAGTTTGAAAATTCAGACTCTCAAGCGCACGATGTTGATTTTTGGGTTCGCGTAGATAGCACGGACGTATATGAATCAGCTACACAGTTAACTGTTCCTAGTAGACATGGAAGCAAAAATGGCGCGGCGGTAGCGGCTTTAAATATATTTTTTACAGCAAACGCAAACAGCTTGATTGATTTTGTGGTTGCGGTAAATCATCCTGATATTAGATTAGCTGCTTTACCGGCATCATCTAGCCCTTACGTGCGACCATCCATCCCATCACTGATTAGTACCATAACCTTTGTTTCAAGGTTACCCACATGATACTATTGACAAAATTTTCTAAAGGTGCGTTATGAGCCTGCATACCCTAGCTAACCATCTGCAATCTGCTGGCAGAGGCGAGGATAAAGTACTCGTTCACATGACACCGGGTGAGGTAAATGGCCTGCAATCGTTGGCTATGGCGCACGGCGGCTCATTAACTACCAATCCTCAGACTGGATTACCAGAAGCTGGGTTCTTATCATCCATCTTGCCTATGATTGCTGGTGCTGCGTTGACAGCTACTGGCGTTGGCGCTCCTATGGCAGCCATGATGGTAGGCGGTGCTACTGCTGTAGCTACTGGTAGTTTGAAGAACGGCATTCTCGCTGGTCTTGGTGCTTATGGTGGTGCTGGAATAGGTGCTGGATTATCTGGTGCTGCCGGTGCGGCAACTGCTGCCAGTGCTGCTGCGCCTGCAATGATATCTGCTGGTGCTATGCCTGGAGTTGTTGGTGGCATGGGCGCTCTTGCTCCTGCTGCTGGAGCTGCTGGTGCTGCCGGTGCGGCAACTGCTGCCGGTGCTGTGCCTGCCGGATTAGCTGCGGCAACTAACCCAGCGTTAGGCGGTATGACTGCGCCAATTGCATCTGCCGCTCCTGTTGCGCCTGTTGGTGCAGGAGCTGGTGCAGGACAACTTGCGTATTCTGGAGGCATTGCTCCTCCACAATTAACCACAGCACAAATTGCTCAGCAACAAGCTTTTGCGCAACAAGCAGCACAAGCTCCAACTAAAGTATTAGAAGAAGCAGCCAAATCCAAAGGCATGTTTGGGGGTATGGATTTCTCTAAGTTGATGAACCCAGATTTCATCAAAGAGAACAAAGGCAATTACCTTGCAGCTATGGCTCCATTCCTTATGGAAGAAGAGCGCAAGAAGAAGGAAGCCCAAGCAGCAAGTCAAATGCAATTAGGTGGCGCATCTGTTTACAACCCTACGCCTCGCGCGCCCGGTGGTTCTTCTGAGCGTCTGTACTTTGCTGACGGTGGATTAGCTAATCTGCCAGTGGAGAGAATGTCACAGCAGAATACTGTTGGTGCTAATACTAATTATCCTATGTCTAATATCAAGCCGTATGGATATTCGGTACCTAAAAACAATCCTATATCCCAGAATGTATTTCAGCCAGATGGTTATCAAAATATTGACCCTTATACCGGCGAACAAAAGCTGGCAAGTGGCGGGATAGTTGCGCTTAAAAAAGGCGGCCCAGTAAAATCAGAAGCTCAAATAGCTGAAGAGAATGCAGCCAAAGAATATGCTGCGTTTGCAAAAGAACGCGCTGCTGACAAAGCTAGAGCCAAAGCTGAGGCAGATAAGCGTACAGCAGAGTTAAAGAAAGAATACACAGACAGAATCAATAGTTTTAATAAAGACACATCTAATGAGTTAAAACAAAAACAAAAAGATATTAGTAGTGAACTTTCATCTCGTCAAAAAGAAATCAACGCAATTAGAGATGCAAACGAAAAGAAAGAAAGACAAAGAGAATTAAACGAATGGAAAGCCAATGCGAACAAAGATTTGTCTAGTTGGCAATCTGGGCGTGCGTCTGAATTAAAAGGTATACAAACAGATCAAAGCAGTGCGTTTAAAGACGTAACTAATGAATATACCAATCGCGTAAAAGATTTAGATACTGAAATTAAAGAACGCCAAGCACTGCGTAACTTTGAAACAGATGTGTTCAAAAAGGGTTACACAGGTTTCTCTGGCGACATTAAAGGTGATGATCTTACCGCCCTGAGCAAAGGATTTGATTCAGAAATTGGCAAACAAAAGTCTGAAGCTGAGAAAGCCAAAGCCGCACTTGAAGCGGCAAAAAAGACTGGCATTCAAAGTTTAATAGGTCGCGCAGAAGAAACGTACAACAAACAACAGGGTGAGTACGAAGAGGCTACTAAAGCTAAAGATTCTCGTATAGCTCAGTTTAGAGAAGAAACCAAGCGTGGTTCTGGATTGCAAGCTCGCGGGCTAGATACAAAACCAGCGCAAACTGCTGGAGATGTTTCTGCTATACAAGCAAAGATAGATGCTATTAAGAAAAACCCAGAACAACAGGGATATGGCAGCGTTAGAACTCTTAGCGCAGATCAACAAAAACAAATTAAAACATTGGAAGGTGATCTTTCAATGGCTAAACAAGGCAAGGTTGTCTACGATCCTAAGAGTGGACAATATTTGCCTGAGAAAGTAACACCTTCTTATAGTAAGTTAACTAAAGTTCCTGGACTGGACACAACTAAGAAGATTATGGAAGAAAGCGATGTACGCCGAGTCTATGAAGAATTGGCTGGCCGCTCTCCAACACAAACGGAGATGAACAAGTATGTAGGTAAGAAGTTATCAGAGGCAGATGTGTCCAAGAACATTGGAACACTTGCTGAACTTACTATGCCGCAGAAGTTTACCAATGATGATTTGAACCAGCAGGCTCAGTACTACTGGGGTCGTGACATGACCAAGGGTGAGTTGGCATACTTTAAAGATCCAGCTAATAAGATTACTAACTTTAATAATCTTCGTGGAGCTTTGACGTCTAGTGATGCTTATCTGCAAAATTTAAACAAGATTAACGAAGCTGCATTTACTAGCGCACAAAAACAAGCATTAGTTGAATCAGAAGGCCCAGCTTCTATGGAGCAAATTGCATCCTACTATCAGGATGTATTTGGCAAACCTCCAACTATGGAAGAATTGAGCCGTCTCAAAGGTACTGGCATGAACATATCTGCTTTACAAGAGCAGATAAAAGGTAGCCCACAATATCAACAGCAACTTGTTAAACCGTTTGTCCCGGCTATTTCTACGCCAAGTGCGCCAGCTATATCGCAAGCAGAAATCGAAGGTTACAGAGCGCAGCAGTTACAGCCTTTTGCTTCACAAGCTATGGCACCACAACCTTCACCTTATGTACCTACTGGGCCTAACGTTGCACAGTACAACCCATTTGCAGTTCAACCTAAGTCTACGATTGAAGGCGCTCTACCGTATGCTGATATTAGTCAACGTCTTGGCCTGACAAATTTATATTCTCAGTTAGGTGAGCCTGGCCTTGCTGCGCAGAAAACTACTTATGGTTTACCTGCTGCAACATCTGGATTGACTGCATCACAACCAAACATATTTGGTTTTGGTCAATATCCAACAGTAGAAGAGGCAGTAAAGGCTGCACAAGCTGCACAAGCTGCACAAGCTGCACAAGAGCCTAGAGCTATGGCATCAGGTGGTATTGCTGGATATAACTTAGGAGGTTATTCCGATGGAGGAAGATTACTTCGCGGGCCAGGGGATGGAGTTAGTGATTCTATTCCTGCTTCTATTGGCGACCGCCAGCCTGCCCGTCTTGCTGATGGTGAGTTTGTGGTTCCCGCACGCATAGTCTCGGAGCTTGGAAACGGATCTACAGAAGCAGGCGCAAGAAAACTTTACGCCATGATGGATCGTGTACAGCGGGCAAGAAGCAAGAGCATAGGCAAAGGTAAGGTAGCGGTAAATAGCCGCGCAGAAAAGATGTTGCCTGTATGAGTGAAAACGGAAAATTAGAATGGTTTGGTGGCAATGAAGACGCACTAGCTGTTTTCCGTATGCTTGTAAGACTAGCCCATATTTGGGATGATTTGGTTGACAAAGATAAAGATAAAACTGAAGACGAAATCAACGAAGCATTTTTGATTGCGTTGGTATATTTGCCAAACAATAAGTTTTATAAATTGATTGAGCCTTATGTTCTACCCATGTGGATAACTGTTGTATCTGCATACAAGACAGCAAATGCTTTTGAGCGTAACAAAGATGAGCATGGCATTGAAATAGCACATAACCTTCGTTATTCCGCTGGCAATATTATTGCGTACATGGTTCATGTATGTGTTGGCCCTGTTGAAGCAGCCAAGTACATGCCTGAAGTTTGGAAAGAAATGGTCGCGGAACGATTTGACGATTACCGCAGGGAGCATTTAC